AAGTACTCCTGAAGCTGAACGTTTAAAAAGCTTTGCCTATTTAGGTAGCACGGACAAAATTTACAGTAAATTTCAAGGATGGGGAACTGCTGAAATAAATCCGCTGGAGCGGACTAATTCATTTGATGAACAACGTCCTGATGCTTATAAAGTAAATAGCACCAGTTTTAAAACAGATTATTTAGAAGCTACAGCAGCCTAGAAATCCAATTAAAAAACGGGTACTTTTTGCGAAGCTCGGCGGTGGTGGTTTTGGCGTGTGCCAGTTGGGTAATTAATTCGTTGCGCAGCAGCAGCTCTTTCACAATGGTATCTGGCTGTAAATAGAATTCCTGCTGAAGGCTCAACAAACAATCGTCGTAACGCAGGCGGTTTATGGTGGCGTGGAAGTAATAGCGATGCGCCATGGCATTACGGCGGTCATCAATACCGGTATTGCGCTGCCCTTTTTCACCGGTCTCGGCAATTGTTTGGCGTACAATGGGATTGTATAAAATTTGCTTGCCTCTTTCCATAGATATCAGCAAATATAATATGCTTTTTTATGTTTGTCAAGGAGAAATTTTAAGCATAAAAAAACCCTCGAATATGAGGGTTTTTGAATTAAAAGTTAGAAGTTTTAGATATAATTACTTATTTAAATTCGTATGTGCTTGTTTGACTTTTATTCATATTTATTTTCACCATTGTCCAATCATCTATTTTATTGCTTTTTATAACAACTGTATGTAAACCTTTAGGCACTTCAAAAGTGGCAGTTCCTGTACTTGTAAGTTTAAATTGTGTGTATTTTACCTGATTATTGGTTAAATTGCTTTTTATATAGCCATTATCTAAATAAGTATATTCCCAATTGCTTGGACTGTCTTTCCAAGCTTCAATATATTCAAAAACATAAACTTCTGCGCCATCTTCATAAATCATTTTATTAAGAATGTCATTTTGATAATTCACATTTACCTCTAAAGTGAATGTTCCTTCGCTGTCATCTTTGCTGCAAGACGATAGCGCTAGCATAACTAGCATAATTGTAAAGTAGATTTTTTTCATCATATATAATTTTAGGTTAAATATATAAAAAACCGCCCACTTTGAGCGGTTTTATTAAATTAATTAACATCCTCCAATTGAGGATCTATTTCTTCCACAAATTGGGTAAGGTGGTAAAAACCATCTTCTATCCATTCTTTATGCAGTTGCTCCTCATTTTGCAAATGCAGTGTTATGGTAGCGTACATTAGCCTGCGCATATACTTTGCAAAATCTTTGGTACTAATTTTTTCATCAAAAAAATTAATCATTTTACAGTTTGCTGTTGCCATTAGTTTTCTGTTTTAGGGTTAATGCTAAATTTTACAAACTGAGCTTCTTTTAATAATGCTCTAAACTTAGTATTGTATAGTTCCTTGGTTTCCTGTTTACGTATTTGTTGTATTTCTGCAAATAGTTGGTACAGGTCTCCTTCAGTTACCAAAATGCGTTTTCTTAATTTATTTAAACTCATAACGCCAAGTTTAATTGGTTAGCACCAAATTTATAGTCGTAATAACCTTTTAACAGGTCAAAATACTCGGAGGTTATAAAATTACGACCAAACAGGAATTTAAACTGTGCTGGATATTTATTTTTACGCCTGCTCGAGCTGGATTTAATACTGCCCCCTAAAGCACGCATTACTTCTTTGTATGGATACATTAACGTACCCTCGTTTATTATTGGCATAACGCCATGTTTAGCAGGCAATATTAACGCCTGTTGCGTTAACAGCTCTTTTAGTTTGTAATTGCAGGCTAAATAAAACTCAGGTGAGAGCCATTGCGCAAAAAATAAAGCAACATCTTCGTGAAACCAGGTACCTTGATTTTTACCACCTTGCCTAACTACTTGTAGTTCATTCGTTAGGCACATATGCCTAACGGATACAGTTTGAGTTAAATCATTTGCTTGCTGCGTTCTAAGCCAATCTTTCGGAGTTTTACCAAAAGGTTTTGCCATTTGGGTGGCATTTACCATCATTTTGCCGTCAATTTCTTCAAAGGCAATGTTACTGCCGTGAAATTGCAACAGTGAAGTTTGCTCCTTTTTAGCCTGAGCTTGGCTGTAGTTTTGTGCATTCATCTTATTTTGCATTTAGATTGTATGCGAGTTCGCCGTCAGGTGTGCAAAACCGTTTTTAGACGGAGTTACAGCCCTTTCGGAACTGTGCACCTTGCGCGAACTCTTATCGTAAATAATTATTTTTAGATTTCTCTAAAAACGGTTTTGCACGACAAACATACAAAAAATATTTAAATGAGCGTTAATTTTAACATTTAGGCGGCTTCCTCGTCACGTTTCGTCATTACCGGGTCCAAGTGTTCACAAAATTTTGTGAGCCAAAAGTAGCCGGCTTCAATGGCTTTATTGTCGCCATTGCCTTTGCTTTGGAAGTTCAACATTAGTGTTTCGTGCAGCAACCGGCGCATATTTCGCGCAAAATCTTCGGGGCTTATTTCTTCATTAAAAAAGTTTGCCATTGTGGCAATAGGGTGTTTTTCTTTCATAGTATTTTTTTGAGGTGTGGTAGTTTTTAAGTGCCTAAGATACGGAAAAAATGTTATTGGTTATTGGTTATACGTTATATGTTAAATGTTTTTTTGTGGTTGTGCTTAAAATAATCGAAATCGTATTTTAGCGAAGCCTTTCTAATGGTGGTGTAGCTGCGGTTCCATTTAACCTCGAGATCTTTTATGTTTAAATTTGAAAACAGAAAGTCGTACGCCATTTTAATTCTGTCGGTTTCCCTGGTATTTTTACCTCGTGCTTTAATTTCCATTTAATCACCGTTTAATTAATTCTTTTCTCTAAAATAAAGAAATCTGTTCCCCTGCGGCCGGCAATACCTTTTTTACGCGATTAAAAGGAATTCCGTATTTTTCACCGTTTACCATTACCAAACATTTAGATTCGTGCCGGCGTAAAGGATCTATGCTTAGGTATAAAATTTTAGCGGTATGTTCCTTCATTATCATTTCGTCATCAATCCAAGTTTCCAAATCAAAAACGATTATTTGTCCAGGTGTCATTGTTTGCGGTTTCATTGTTTAAATTTTTGCTTTGATTCCAATTCCTATTAAGTGATTTTTTCCCAATCCGCTCTACATTCAACATCTGATAAAACCACATAAAAAAACGTGGTTTATCAGGAAGTTGAATGCAATGCTTTAATTTAAGTTTGGCAATTCATAATTTACCATTTCAGCTAAATTTGGTTCATATGTTTCAGTATCGCAAGGGATTTCAGCAATAAGCTTTCCGGTAACTTCGCAATACCCAAGGCCATTGTGCTGACAATAATTTTCAGCGTCTGCAAAAGATATCCCAGGAACGTGAGGACCAACATAAGTGGTGAGCTTGTTTGTTGCCGGTGATATCGCTTTTATGGTGGTGGTATAGAAATTTATTACCATTTCGTTTCTTTAGGGCAATCCTTTGCCAAACCTTCCATAAATTTCAACGCCTGGTTAAACTTTGCTTTTACCACCAAGTGGTAACTGCCATTAAAATAACGGCGAAGGCCGTAACTTCTTAAAATACTGATCACTGTAAAAAACAAGGTGATTTGCAGGTTTTTTGAGGTTGTGCTCTCAATGTCCATTATAGGAAAAATGACAATGGTTGCTATTAGCGAAATGCCAAAGCCTACGGCAACATTTATAAAAGCTTCAGTTAAACTTTGTGTTTTGGTTTGGCCAAGTATGGCAGTTGTTTCTTTGTTCATAGTAATTAAGAGATTGTTGTTTTTAATTTGGTGGTTTGTTTGTTGCAAATGCAGCACGTTAAGACAACATATTGATTTTTGCCAAAATCGGTTAAAATTTTTTCTTTGTACAAGTGCAAGCCTTTTGCACATTTTTTTAGTTGATTATTTCCCATTGGTTACATTAATTTATTAAGGTTTTTAAATCTTCCAGTTCCAGTTTTTTGCCTTTCAGCGTTTCGCCATTAAAATCGGCGTACTGGGTAATAAACTTGCCGTTGGTTTCATACTCGGTGGTGACGCTTAAATCGCTGTTGTTTTTTGACAGGTTTAGCCAGTCGAAGTAATAATCTTCTTCTTCGCAGCGTGGTTGTACGGGTTTAAAACCAAGGTCTTCTAATTGTTTGGTGGTGATCATTTGTTTAATTTTTTGATATTAATAATTCGGGTTCCAAGCACGCAAAAGCCTTCTGCGATGCCAAATTTGGCTTCGTCAATGAAATAGGTAACGTAGCACTGTATTTCTCGTCCGGTGTACGCTTCGCCGTTCCATTCTTTCATAGTTAGCGTATCGCCAACTTGGTAATTGCGGTCGTTTTTGCGGATTTCAAAGGCTTTTTTGCCTGCCGCCGTTGGGTTGAAATACTCGGGTAATATTTTTATGTTGTGGTTCATCTTATTCAAAAATTGGATCTACTAAACCAAACAACTCTTTACAAGCATCTTCGCCTATTTCAGTTAAAAATTTATCGGCGCCAAAATAACTGATACAGTCTTCAATGCTTACTTCGCCTAACAAATCTTCTTTATCAACACCTTCAATGTCAACAGAAACGTATCTTGAGCCGGCACTATCAATAGTTACCTTTTCAACGTTTAGTGATATATTCATCTTAAAAAATTACCTGACGGATTTTATTGTTGTGGTTATAAACACGCTCTATATTAAAAATGTAATCTTTTGACGTTCCTTGTTTGTCCATCATATTGGGCGTTTTCGCAATTTTGGCGCGTAAAACCTCAAAATCACAAAGTCCACGGTTTTGCAGTTCCTGCACTGCCGTTAATAAGTTACGGTCGCGGTAAAATGAGTAACGGCTAAANANNTTGTCCGATGCGTTTAAAAGCGCAATGGTTTCGTTAAGGAAGTTTACTTTAAATTCGCCGTCTCTAAATTTTTGAGCCACGGCGCCTTTTGCCAGTTTGCCAAACATTAATAAATCGGCGCCGGTTGAAATGCCCACCGCATTCTCTTTTAAAAAGTTGTCCAGGATCACATAATCATCCAAGCCAATGTTTTTATAGCATCTTAAAAAATCGGGTTGTGTCCATTTGTCCTGGCGACTGTTTAGCATTGCAATTTGCTTTAAATCGAGCTCGTTGGCCAACACATAATAAACCGGCAGGTCTATTTGTTTCGCCACTTCAAAACGGTGCTGGCCATCAACTATGTAAAACTTTCCGTTTTCATAATAAACAATAATTGGGCAATAAGGCAACAGGTTCATCCCGGCGTTTATGTCGGTCATAATGCGCTGTATTTTCTTTTGGTTGATGTTTCTGTTGCCCACGATGTAATCAAACTTGTTGTACTCTCGGGTTGATTGGATTGTTGGTGTTTCGGTCATAGTTAAATGTTGTTAGATTTAAAAGCGATGATGATAATTATTGTGGCCATAAAAAGGAGTACGGCAAGGATTTTTAATCCACAGTTGGTTTTGCTATTCATTGTTTTAGTTTTTAATTATTAACTTGTACTTCCAAAATCATCTTCCCAATAGCGTTGGGCCAAGTATGTGCTTGGATAGGCTTTATCCTGTCCACGCTTTCTGAACAAAAAACCATCATAATGCCGTATGCCGGCAATGGCGCGAATTTTATCATCGTCGCTTAGTTTTTCCCAGGCTTTTTCTGCAAGTACTCTTTTCACCTTATATTTATAGGCGTTCCAAAACATTTCAAACACCAGGTTAAATTCGCCTTCAGTAACGGTGAAGTTTTTAATGGCCCTAAAATTGCCGATGCCGGTTTCTTTGTAAGGGAACATTTTACGGAAGAGCCAGTTTATTTGCTGCTCATCAAACACATCGGCATCCTGCAATTCAAACGAGGTTAAAATGCCGTTTAAATCGTATTTAAAGATCATTACGCCTTTAAAAGAACTGCCAATAACATTGTATACTTTTTCGGGCTTCATTAGGCTGACAGTTTTTGGTGCAACACGCGTTTAATGGTGTGTATGGCGTTGGCCACATAATGATCGTGCAATATGGTAATGTTGTCCAGTTCCATAAACAGTGCGGTGGCTTCTTCATATTTTAGCGACAGCTTAAACGGTTTGTTGCTGGTTTCGTCGGCTTTGTCAATTTGCTTGCGCAACAGTTTTTTCATAGCCGATGCGTACAAATAGTACATACATTTATCGGGAATACTGTTAGGCTTTCTTTTGTTTGAAGCTTGCAGCAATTCGATGGCGGCGTTTAATTGTCCGCTTTTTAGGTTGATGGCGATATTCATTTGCTTACGGCTAATATGAACATTGCCACAAAAACAATGGCTAAAACGGCTTTTGCAGTGGCTATGTAGCGGTTTAGCTTCATGATACGTTGGAATTCTTTGTCTGATAGTTGGATCATTTTATTTCGTTTTAAATGTTAATTTTTAATGATTTTTACAATTTCGCCGCAAGCTTCACATTTATGGCCAATCACTTCAACCATTGCAAAAGCATCGAGCACCACAATGACGGTGTTGCTGTGCAGGCAGTTATTTGGCTTCGGCATTTTTGTTGAATTTTTTAGCAACCATATTTTCCAAAGCGACGATGGTTTTGCTTAGTTCTTTTGGCGTTTGGGTTACTAACGATTTTTGTACCGGTGCTCTTTTACTCATTAGCCATTCGGCCACCCGGGTCATATCGGCAATGTGTTTGCCTGCTTGCGGTATTTCCCAGCCGTATTGGTGTGCCAAACTTAAAATGGTGCGGTGTTGTTTGTTGCCAAAATCGAAATGAAAGAAACTGGTTCCGTTGCCTTTTATCGCGGTTCCTATAAATACAGGTTTGCCTTTTAGGCTCTTTATCAATTCGTTTGCCTGGTGAAAGCTTAGGTCTTTTGTGCTTACTTTGGCTTGGTTGCCTGTAAACTGTGCAATTAATTCCGCTTTTGCTTCCGGGTCGCTTTTTATGGCGGCAGGAAGCAAGGCGTGAATTGCTTTTATTTGTAAGGTTTCAATTTGCATCATTATCTTAATACGATTGTTTTTTTATCAATTTGAACCAATTTTTTACCGGCAAGCAGTTGTTTTGCTTCCAGTTCTTTTGCCAGTTCCAGGGCTTTTTCGGCTTTATTTTTCAAGTGCCTTACGGTGCTTTCTTGTTTCCAGTTGTCGCCGCTCATAATTATGCGAATCTGGATTTTTTAAACTTTTCCAAAGAAGCGATGTACTCCTGTGCTGCTTTAGATTCCATTTGGTTCAGGTGTTTGCCTACCCAATTGTCGTTTTGGTCTTTGTACAATTTCTTGCCGTTCACTTCCAACTCTTCGTCGGTAATTCTTACAATTTCAACACTCATACTACAAGCTTGAAAGGTTCAACTCAACATTTTTGTAAGCACCGGTTTCGTCTTTTACCCACACGCGGAAATAGGTTTTTGATTTTGGACGGCGGATGCTTTCCTGAATCAATTTTACTGCTTCAGAAAAAAGGGCGTTGTTTATTTTGCTTTCGTAGCGAATTAGGCCTAATATGCGTTTGGCGTCGAGCTTGCCTGCTCTTTGGGTTTCAAAGGCATCGGTAATCATTTGCTTCACAAAATCAATTTTAGACGTTACATTTTCTTCCAAAAACTGTTGAAATTTCTCTTTGGCGGCTGTAATGGTCAAATCATCGAACTGGATGGCTTCACTTATAGAAACTTCTATTTTGATGCTTCGGTTAAAGTTGTACCAGGTGAAATTACCTTTGGTTTCTTTATTGCTGTTTTTTTCTTCCATAAACGCTTCGTAAGCTTCCATTGACAGTTCGCTGATGGTATCTTTAAAAGCAGAAAGTTTGCCGTTAATAACTAAGGCTTCGCGTAAAATTTTTGCTGAAGAGCGTTCCATTAATCGTTCGGCTTTGGTTATGCGGTTAAAGGGAATTGAAACTCCGGCTTCGTCGTTCCATAGTGCATCGGTTGATTTGTGTGTTTTCATTTAAATTATTTAGGTATTAATTAATATTAGTGTTGATCCATTTTTTTGTTTTCTCGCAGTAATAATACAGGTACAAATTGTCATCGTATTTTTGCGGTGGCCGTTCCCAATTGATGGCTTGTATTTCGGCCAATGTTTTGTTGAATTTTTGCTGAAGCTCCAAGCTTGGTTTTATTTCTAAATTGGCCCATTGGTGAAGTGATATGCACTCGCCGCGGTTTAAATTTCGTTTCACCAGCCTGCTGTATGCAATTACTTCGAGAATGGTGTGTTTAAACTGGGAAAGCGTCATTAATTTCGAGTTGTTTTAATTTGGTTTGATAATGAATTAGTTCGCGATTGTTTGCGGTGAAACTGGCGTGGTTGGGATTCATTTCCAACCACGCCGACAGATCAACTATTTTCTTGGTGAGCATTGATTTTTTCATAATGACTTGTTTTGATTTGTTTGATTAATACGGATGGATAAATGCTGTATATGCCGGAAGCGGTCAATAGCTGATCGTTAAACAAGGCCAAGTAATGCGCTGGAGAAACAATGCCGGCTTCTATATAAGTGGCGGTATCGTTTAAAAACGGCATTACCACACGTTTGTCGAAATTCTCGATAAACCAGTTATACAATTGCGTATTGGCAGTTAATACACGGTTTGGTACAAAGTGCGTTTTGGCAATTGGCTGGCACCAGTCGCTAAACTGCGCATCAACAAAATTGATGTACTCTAATTTTGTAACGCCTAAGATTCGATGGATGTTGACTTTCATTTTCTTAATTTTTAATATCGGTTCCGTAATAAAGCATTGCTTTCTCTTCGTCTATTAATACTGTTCCTCCGGGAACACGTCCGCCAACCGTAAGCGTTAGCCCTTCGGCTCTGATGATCACTTTTGCGAGTTTGCTTGCCATATTTGCCGAAGCGGTGTATGGTTTGTTTCTTTCCTCGTGTGCCAGGCATATAAACAGGGTGGTTGGAAAATCCTGTTTTAGCTTTTTAAACCCATTTGCTTTCAACTCTTCGTTGTAAATGGTTAAATTGTCGAGCACCACAACTTTTGGTGCTTTTCGCTGCTGAAGGCGTATGTACAAATCTTCGAGAGGTTCGTACTCTATAAAGTGAATGTTTCTGTTGGCCGGACTTATTTTTGCCCTTTTGCAAGCTTCCACAAACTCTTTGTCGGTTCCTTCTTCAGCGGATATGTATAAGACCTTGGTAAATTCACTTAAATACTCGGCTATAATGAGCGTTCCCCACGTTTTGCCGTTCTTTTCTTTTCCGTAAATGAGCCAAACTCCGGCTGTGGTTGGTGTTCCAAAAACTTCTTCCCAGAAGCCCGTAAACGGAAATGTTTTAAATTTTTGATCGTATAAATTCTTTGAGGTTAAAGCCCTGCTCATTCTTATGCTTCCACAAATTGAGCGGTTTTGGCTTTTTCCTTGGTTATTTCAATATATACCCGGCGCAATGAGCCAAGTGACTTCGCATACATTTGCGTTGGCGAGTAAGCTGAATTATTGGCTTTCAATATTTTTGAAATCTCGAACATTAAAAACTTTTTACGGTCGGCTTCATTGGCTGGCGTTACGCTTTGGTAACGACTTCCCAAACGGCTAAAAATCTCGGCAAAACCAATTTTCTTTAAGGCCAATTGGCGATCCAATTTCACTTGTAAACCATCGGCGCCCATCATATACCATCCACAACGGTATTCCGTAGCGTTCCAAAGGGCTTTCACTTCCAAAAAGGCTTCGTATTTTAAATCTCCAAACTCGTCAAGAATTACCAGCGGTTTGGTCATAGATCGCATATATTGAATTAAATCGGCCTGCAAAACGCGAATTGGCGCATCGTGATCAATACCAAATTCTTTTGCCATAGCGCGTAAAAGTCCTGTTCTGTTTTTGTAGCGTGAACAGTCGATATAAATAGCATTGCGGTGGCGGCTTACGTAATCTTTGGCCGTGAAGCTCTTGCCAATGTCGGCGATGTCGCAAAATATTCCTGAAATGCTCATTTCCTGGCAACCTTCCAATTGTGTGGTAATGTAATCGTACACTTCGGTTGGCGCAGTTTGCCAAACAAACAAATCCGATCTTAAAGGCACGTTGTATTTGGATGCGATTTCGTTCCACTTTTCGTCGCTCACAATTCCTTCAATTTCGCCATTTAAAATGCGACTAAATTGTGCCGGATTGATGTTGATTGAAATTGACTGTGCCTTGGCCGTTTTATATTTGAAGCTGCTATTTTTGATGGCTTCAACAATGCGTAATTTGTACTCTTGTGATAATTTGCTCATTCTTATAAGTTGTTTATTGGGTTGTTTTTAGCATAATAATTGTCTACATATTCCAGCTCTTCACCGTCTTCAAAATCGTCGTCTTTTGGTGCTGGCATAATAATTCTGTCTTCAAAGTCATCTTCCGCAGGCGTTACAAATTTTTCAAAGCCAGGAATGGTAAATGAAGTACTGATCGTTTTTTGTCGGTTATCAATAATGGTCAGTTTATCAATGGCGTTTTTGGTAAGTTTCATAAAACTTGTAACCGTAGCCTGGTAGCGGTGGAAGATTTCAGTAGCTTGTTTGTGGTTGGCGGTTTCTTCAATTGGCGCACGTGAACCTTGTGGTTTTGGCAAGGCTTCACAAATAAAACGGCCGTCTTTTTGGTCACATACCAACGCTTTGTACACATTGCCGGCGGCATCGCTTAACCAATAGATGTCGACTTCTTTTCCTTCAACTACTTTCAATAAACGGATTAAGTTTTCGCCTGTGTAAATTTCACCGGCATCGCCAAGCAACCATCTTTTTCCCTGAAGCTTCATAATGCCGGCGTGGCAAGAAGTTTTTGTTTTTTCGCCCAAATGTTTGATAAACGATTTGTAATTGGTTGGTTTTAGATCGGGATGCTGGCGGGTCATAAAATAATCGAACCTGCTTACGGAAGCATCTTGCTTGTTAGGCATATTATTCCACGTTTGGATATTTGCAAAGCCTTTTGCAACCAAAGTTTGGTAAGGAATTATTTTGGTTGGTTCCGGTCCTGCCTGGTTGGCTTCGCTTAATGCAAACGGACGTGCAATCCAGCCTTCCTGTTCTTTTTCAATCTCATAACGCAAGGTGCGGAAGTAACGTTCAATTCTTTTAGATCGCGCACTGTTTGGGTGTATTTGCACGTGCTGAAACATTGTGCCCGGTTGTAAAAACGTGTCTTTAAAACTGCTGTTTAAACTGCTTTCACATTCTAAGGCGTCGGGCAAAGGAAGGTTCCAGGCGTGGTAGTTAGAAACCAAGTTTCTGTAAAAATTCAAAATCATTTCTTCCTTTGTTTTTCCGTAAGCCCAAGCGGTTACGCACTCGCTTGCCAAATCAATGGCTAAATACCACCACATACGTTTTTGTTTGTCGTACCAAAACGGCGGCTGACGGTCATCAATAGAAATCATTGAGCCAGCGAAATGCGGCTGTTCCAAATCGTGATAAGGCACGAATTCTTGCATAAATTTTTGACGGTCGCCGCTACGTTTGGCTTTGTTGCCTATTTCATTTTCCCATTTAGACAAATAGTTTGTGATGGTACGGTTGCCAATGGCTTTGTAATCTTTTGGGTTGTAAACTTCGCCGGTATCGTTGTGAATTATTTCCACATAGCCGGCCAAAAATGCTTCGTACTCACGCGCAACCTCTGTGGCGTTGGGTTTGTGCTCACGACCTGCAAATAGATCGTTTAACAGCTTGTTTACATTTTCGTCGCGTTTTAACGCATTGTTTTTGGTTTTTCCTTCGGGATCTTTAATAAGTGTGTAGTAACTGTCTTCTTTAAAAGCGTTTAATTGCTGTTTAAACCGGCGTAAATGGCCGTTTAAATTGTGTTGCACTTTTCCGTTGCTTTGTTGGGCAAGTACGGCGTTGAAACTATGGACATCGGTATATAAGCTGTTGCTTATGCCTCGTAAACTGCCGCCTTTTGCAATGTGCTCACTTTCCCTGGCGGCTTCCAAACGCACAACGGCTTTTAGTACGCTGGCGTTGATAATAAGTTGCTCAACTGTTTCGGGAAGCAGGTAAGACCCGTCCGGATATTGATAATCGTTGTAATAATCCACTATTTCTTTTTCAACTTTGTAAAAGCCTTCCAAAATGTGGCTTTGTTTGCGTGGATCTCCAATGGCTTCTTGGGTGCGTTTAGGAAGGGTGTCGAATTTTATTAATAGTTCGCGGCCGTTTCCTCCTAACATTGCGCGTTTGATTCCATAAGATTTATCTTCATCTCGTTTAATTTTCTTTCTCAAAGCATCATAAGTAGGGAAGTGCATCGGTACGAGCTGATTTTTTGTCACGACAAGTGTGTCTCCTAAAAATTGTGGCATTGTGTTGGTTTTTAATTTTTGTTCCCGCACAGGACTCGAACCTGTGTGTATGCCTTTCGGGAGTAGCCGTCCTCTAAAATTGGCGTGGCGTATTACTCTTTTATTTTGTCGGCTTCTGCAATCAGAAGTTGTTTTGCCCTTTGTCTTATCTGTTTTGCTAAATCTGAGTTATTATAATAATCAAGACTTAGTTGCACGGTGGTTAAACTTGTGCCCAATTCATTTGCTATTTCTTTTTTTTGTATTGATGAGATTTTGATAGTGTTTTTTTGCATATCTTTGTTTGTGTTTGCGATTAATTTCTACAAATATATACACAATTTGGGATATTACAAAATAAATTACACATTTCGGGAAAAATAATTCATTATAATGGATAAATCATTGATTCTAAAAGAAATAAAAAAGTATTACAATTTCAAAACAGATAGTGAATTCGCTGATTTTTTAGGAATTAAGCAGAATACACTATCCAATTGGAGTACAAGAAATTCCATAGATTACGATAGAGTTATCTCAAAATGTGATGAAATTGATGCAAATTGGCTAATTACCGGAAAAGGATCAATGTTGAAGGTTGGTGCTAATAATTATGTGGTTAAAGAGTCTCGCGATGTTTATGTTTTAAAAACTGACAGGATCCTGGACACTCAAAAAATCCCCTTATACAATGCTGAAGCAACTGCTGGCGTAATGCCGGTATTCGATGATCTGGCGCAACAGGATCCAATTGACTATTTGCACATACCAAACGCACCAAAATGCGATGGCGCACTAATGGCCAACGGCGACAGTATGTATCCGCTGATAAAAAGCGGTGATATTTTGGGTTATAAAATTATTGAAGACCTGGTGAATGATATTTATTGGGGTCAAATGTATATTTTGTACATCAATGTTGCCGGCGACACGTTTAGAACTATTAAGTTCATCCATAAAGGCCAAACTGAGGAATACTTAAAACTGGTAAGCGAAAACAAACACCACCAGGACAAAGAAATACTGATCAGTAAGGTTATTTCAATCGCGCAAGTAAAACTGTTGGTTCGTACCTACTAAACACCCTTTGTACACGTAAAAATACGCGCACACACGTTTTTGTTAAAATATTTTAGCCAAAAAAGCCTGTAACCCTTTATTTTAAAGGGTTTTTTAGTGTTTTATGTTTGGTACATAATGTTCCTAAAGGGGGTCGAAAGCGTAAAATAATGTACTTAACGGCTATTTTTTTACCCTTAAAGGGGGTCGAAAGCGTTATAAAAATACAGGTATGTGTCCGCCCAACTGTCCGCCCAGCTGTCCGCCCAAACATTATTTTGTTATTTTTTTGCCATTTTTACCTGCTGTTTATTGCTGAGAAGCTTGCCGTTTAACCGGTTATTAATTGCTGTTTAATTGGTAATTAATTGGGCCTCAAAAAAGCCTTAAATACGTTTGTTTTAAGGCTTTTAGGCAACTTTATTATAGTTATGGTAGCAATAATGCTATATGGTTATTGTTTATGGCACGCACAGGCCCACATAATTATGCTGTAATGATGCAGTATTATAGATGTTGCGCATTCTGTTTGTGGGTAATTTTCGGCCAAAATATTTAAAATTCCCTTATTTTATTGGCTTTTTCGGCAAAAATATAATATGTTTCTTAATGTACAGTTTGTTTTAGGGGGCATAANTG